CCTATATAGATAGGAGTCCTATTTTCCTGTATCTAAAAACTGACAAAACCCAAAATGGAAACGTTCTTTACGGATTGAATTTGAATGTGATCCCGCCTGATTATAGAGGTATGGTAATTCTAAGAATTTGGAACCAGTTCAGCAATATAATTAATGGAAATGAAAAAACTTCTGCAGAGCAACCAATTCCAGATCTTTATAATTCTCTTAAAATATTACTGAATGGAACAGGATGGCAAAATTCTTTAACCGGGTTTAAGCCCGATTTCTTGAGAAATGTAAAGATTGTTGATTACCCCGATTGGGTAAGAATTCCGTACATCTCAATGACAAAAATAGAGGGACAGACAATTCCAGCGATATATAATGACTATAGATCGAAATTAAATCCTTGATCTATCGTACAAAAACTACATTGAAGTCAATAGATAATGGCAGGATTCAACGAAAACCAAAGTGGTAACCCAGTATTTCAAAGAATTAGAGAATCTGTAAAGTCTCTTAGCAACTTTGGAATGCGTTACGGTGATATGGTAATTAAAAATTCCCAGGCCATTGGTGCTGTTGAGGCGGAGTTCATGAAAAAGCAATCTATCGATGATGAAAGTTTGCTTTATGCACTAGGAAGACAAGACACTACAACAAAACAATTCATTAGCTATTTCGACAAGGACTATGCAGGTAAAAGAGACTACCTCAGAAAATTTGCATTGAATCCGGAGATTGAGTATATTTTGGATACTGTTTGTGATGAATCAATTACTTATGATTCATATAACTTTTTTGCATACCCGGCTTTTCTTAATCTAACCGACGTAAAGGAAAAGGTTAAGGAAAGAATCGATGAAAACTTCAAGAAACTCTATGAGATGTTCGGGTTTACCGACGACATCAGTGGTTGGCAATATTTCAAGCAACTTTTAGTAGATGGCTTTCTTGCTTTTGAAATAGTATATGATGACAAGGGGAAAAACATCATCGGTTTTAAAGAGTTAGATGCAACAACTCTTATGCCTTCTGTTGAGAAGCAACCTGACGGGAGCTTTTTAAGTGTTTGGTATCAATATCCTAAGGACATAAATAGGAAGAGAATGCTTTATGATTCTCAAATAATTTATATTTCTTATGCTAAGGGAAACTCCGTTTCTAGAATTAGCTACACCGAAAGATTAATTCGTCCTTACAACATTCTTCGAATTATAGAATATACCAGGGTTATTTGGTCTGTTATGAACGCATCTTTTAGAATGAAGATGACCGTTCCTATTGGATCTAGATCTCCTCAAAAATCTATGCAGACTTTGGGAGAACTAATGAGTATCTATAAGGAGGATATCAGATTCAATGACGAGAGCGGGGAACTTACTGTAGACGGTAGACCTAAGATTCAGTTTTACAAAAACTATTTGATGCCTTCCGGAGTAAACGGAACACCAACGATCGAGCCATTGAATACAGCAGGACCAAATCTTAACGATCCTGCTCCTTTAGCATATTTCTTCGATAAACTTGTCCAAGAATCCAAAATTCCGTTTTCTCGATTCCAAGGCCCTGATGGCGGATCTATAGGAAACTATTCGAATGGTGCTGAAGGATTAGACAAGGAAGAAATAAGATTTGGAAAATTTGTTAGCAGGTTAAGATCTATCTTCCAAGATATTTTAATTAAGCCTTTGTGGATACAAATGGTTAAGGATTTCCCAGAGTTGGAGAAAGATTATCTTTTCAAAAGCCAACTTGGTTTAACTTTCGTTTCTGACAACCCATTTAGAATCAATCAAGAAATCGAAACAATGCTCAAGAAAAAAGAGCAGATTGATGCTATGTACGCTTTAACTGACGACACAGGTAATCCGTTCTTTTCTTTGGCATATTTGATCGAGTCACACCTCGGATTAACTGAAGATGATATCAGAGCAAATAAGGAAGCTGTCAAGAAGAGAAAAGAGGAAGAAAAGAAAAAAGAAAAAGAAGGGGAAGCTCCAGAGGGTGAAGCCGCAGCTCCTGCTGCAGAAGCACCTGCTGCAGAAGCACCAGAAGCAGCACCAGAAGCACCCGAGGCAGCACCAGAAGCCCCACCAACTGAATAATAGAAAGAAATGGCAGGTTTTTTAGATAATGTAGAGGAAAGGTCATTCTTAGGAAATCTTTATAAGAATCTTTCTAAGATAGGGAGATTCGGTATGAGATATGAGGATATGGTAATCCGAAATTCTCAAGCAGTAGGTGCAACAGAATCCAACTTTTTGGGAGAGACTGGAACAGGTTTCACCGAAAACGATGCGTTCTATTGGACCCTTGGATATCAAGATACTAAAGTTAGAAAATACATTGCTTACTTTGACAAGGACTATGTAGGTAAAAGGGATTTTTTAAGAAAGTTTTCTCTCAATGGCGAAATTGATTTCATATTAGATACGATGTCCGATGATGCAATCAACTATGATGACAAGAACTTTATCGCTTATCCAGCCCTTGCTAACATCGATCTAAAGCCCAAAGTTGTAGAAAAGCTTGATGAAAGCTTTCGAAATTTGTACATGTTGTTTGGGTTTCAGCAAAGCATTTTAGCTTGGCAATACTTCAGACAATTTTTGATTGATGGATTCCTTGCTTTTGAAATTGTTTATTCAACCGATGGTAAGAAAATAGTTGGCTTCAAGGAGCTTGATCCAACGTCACTTCAACCTGCTACTGAGCCACAACCTAACGGCGAATATCAACAAATTTGGATTCAGTACCCTCAAGACAATAAGATGACCAGGAAGCTTAAAAGCGAGCAGGTTATTTATATTTCTTACGCCAAGGGAAACACCATTTCTAGAGTAAGTTATATCGAAAGATTGATTCGATCTTATAACATTCTGAGGATCATGGAAAATACCAGAGTGATTTGGAATGTGATGAATGCATCGTATAGACTTAAGTTTGTTATTCCCGTTGGATCACAGTCTCAGCAAAAAGCAATGCAAACTTTGGGACAATTAATGTCGATTTATAAGGAAGAGATCGAATTAAATGATTCCTCTGGTGAACTAACAGTTAATGGTCGTCCTAAGGTACAGTTTTATAAAAACTATTTATTCCCTGAAAAGGATGGTCAATCCCCACAGATTGAAACATTGGATCCTAATGGACCTGATTTTAACGTGATGGAAAATGTTGTATATTTCTACAACAAACTCAAACTGGATTCTAAAATACCTTATGCCCGCTTTGCTTTCAGAGGGGGAACCCCTGCTAACTATCAGGTTAGTATAGATCAATTAGAAAGGGATGAAATAAGGTTTGAAAAGTTTCTTACCCGTCTTAGATCAATATTTCAGGAAATCCTTGTTAAACCTCTTTACATTCAAATGTGTTTGGACTTTCCCGAACTTTCCAAAGATAGTTCTTTTAAGTCTAATTTAGGATTGGATTTCGTCAGAGAAAATCTATTTGAAGAGTTCATACAGCTTCAAAACTACTCCAAAAGAACCGAGTTCATCACATCTATCGGAGATATGAAACAAAAAATCGGTGAGGAAGAAGAGCCTTACTTCGATAAAAATTTCCTTATTAAAAGGTTCCTTGGTTTAACTATGGACGAGTACAAAAAGAATGAAAAGTACAAGGAACAAGAGGCAAAAGAAGCTGAAGAAAGAGCTAAAGCCAAAGAGGGAGAAGGTGGAGCAGAGGGAGGAGAAGAAGCAACATTCACACTTTAAAATTATTGTAGATGGACATAAGGAAACTACTATCTTCCAAGAAGGTTTTAGTTGTTGGTGATATAATTCTGGATCACTATGTTTATGGGAAGGTTTACAGGGTTTCCCCCGAAGCGCCAGTTCCTGTAGTTTTGAAAAACCGCTCTGTTTATTGTCTTGGTGGTGCGGCTAACGTAGCTCAAAACGTAACTTCTTTTGGCTCTGAATGTTATTTACTTGGTGTTACCGGAGATGATCAATCTTCTCTCGTTCTTGATGATCTTTTAAAACAGCAAAGCATTTCACCATTCTTGGTAAGGGATTCTTCCAGACCCACGACTGAAAAAACTAGAATCGTAGGAAACGGACATCAAATTACTAGGATAGATTGCGAAATAACAGACACAATCTCGGAGAATGTTAAGGAAGAAATAATTTCTCAGTACAAGAACTTAATTCAACTTGTTCATGGGGTTATTTTGCAAGACTATGGCAAGGGATTATTTTCACCTGATCTTCTACGGGATTTAATTTCAATTGCGCAAAAGGAAGGTAAGATTGTTTTGGTCGATCCGAAAGAAAAAGACTTCTCAAGATACTCTGGTGCAAATTGGATAAAACCCAATTTATTGGAGTTCAAAAATGCTGTCGGTGTTTCTCCCCAAGAAAAACTCACCGAGCAAAAAATTTTAAAATTTTGTGATCTTCTTATTGAAAGTTATGGTTTCGGTGGCATTTTGCTAACTATGTCTGAAGATGGGATGTTAGCAAGAAGTGGTGAATCCTACGAGAAAGACGGTGGAATGAAAATAGAGGTAACCGACGTTTCTGGTGCTGGTGACACCGTTAGCGCTATTTTCATTTTGATGCAAATCTGTGATATAACTCTTGAAAATTCATTAAGGGTTTCCAATTTGGGAGGATCTATGGTTTGTCAAATCTCTGGCGCAGTTCCGATTAATTCTGATGAATTGATTCGTATTTCTATTAAGAGAGGATGGCTCTAAGTTTTTTCCATTAAAATTTTTTATTAACGATACTAATTTTTAAATTTGTTCTTAAATAAGAATTATGTTAAAAGAACTTGAAATATTTTGCCAACTCGAGAATCTAACTGGAAATGGTTCACAGAAAGAGAAGCAAAGATTGATTTCGGAAAATCTCACTGAACAAATGTCCTACATTCTGGATATTTGTTTTAATCCTTTCGTGACTACTAAACTACACAAATTAGAGTTTTCTGAAAAGCAACCGGAAAGATCCTTTTCTTCGGACCCAGATAATTTCTGGAAAAACTTTGTAGCACTTGTAGAGGATTTGAAGAAGGCTCCAGCAGCAAACGACTTATTAAGAGGAAGAGCTCAAGATTTATTGGAGTTTTCTTTCAGCGACGATAATTCGAAAGATGTAGAATTCCGTAAGATGCTGATGAAAATTCTTACTAAAAGAATGAACGTAGGAATAGGTGCTAAGTTAATTAACAAGGCTATTGGATCTGAACAAATACCGGACCCTTCGGTTATGCTAGCTACGGATGATCAGAAGGAGATTGAAAAATGGGACCAAATTTTTTGCGAAGAAAAATATGACGGTGTTAGAGTAATTGCTGTCAGAAACGACAATGGTGATTTTTCATTCTATACTAGAGCTTTTAACGAGCTAGATTCATCGAAGCTAAGGAATATATCAAACGAACTTAAAAGGGCTGCTGGTAGCCACGTAGGGATCTTTTTTGATGGTGAATTGACTGACCACAATAGAAAGTCTGTCTCAGGAAAGGTAACACAGATTTTAAAAGGGACTGCTCCAGATAACATTGACGAAAGCTTTCTTTTTAATGTGTTTGATATTGTATCATCTTCCGTACTCAAAACCGGAAAGGGCTCTGTAATTTATACTGAACGTAGAAAGCTCTTATCTGACCTAATCCAAGAGAATCTTGAAAGTACATCGTGTGTTCGCCTTGGACAAATGTGGCAAGTACAATCAATGGAAGAAATTTTATCCATTTATAAAACAATAGTTGACTCTGGTGGTGAAGGTGTAATTTGTAAAAACAATCATGTCTACGAGTGCAAAAGAAGCAAAAGCTGGGTTAAGCTAAAGGAGGTAAATGATTGTGATTTAGTTATAACCGGCTGGTATCCAGGTGAGGGAAAGAGAGAAGGCTTCATCGGCGGATTAATTTGCACTGATGCTTCAAAGACACTAAATGTAAAAATTGGAGCTGGATTTACCGATAAGGATCTAGCTGAACTAAGCAGAGACCCAGATTCACTCGTAGGAAAAATAGCGGCGGTCCAATACAACGTTACCATTACCGATAAGCACGAAAACCGCAGTTTGTTTTTGCCAAGATTCATTGAGGTAAGAACCGATAAAAACGATGCTGACGACCTTTCTAAATTGTTTTAAATGGGAAACTAAAGGCTTTTTACTCCGTAAAAGAATAAAGAGTTTTTATGTTAGATCAGCTACTTACCGAGAAATTACGACCAAAAGAAATCAGGCATATGATTCTCCCGGACAGGATCCGGGTTCTTTTTGAGGACAAGGGATTGAACCATAACGTTTTGCTTTCAGGTTCCCCTGGGTGTGGTAAAACCACATTAGCTAAAATTTTATCGAAGGATCTTCCACATCTTTTCATCAACGTTTCTGATGAAAGTTCGGTAGATACAATTAGAACTAAGATTAACGATTTTTGTTCTACCATAAGTATCCTGGATGGAAAATCTTCAAAAAAGGTAGTCGTATTAGACGAGTTTGACGGAGCTTCTGATCAGTTCTATAAAGCCCTCCGAGGTACTATTGAAAAGTTTGCAGGTAACACAAGGTTTGTTGCAACATGTAATTGGCTTAACAAAGTTCCTGAAGCAATTCAAAGTAGATTTGAAGTTATAAATTTTGATCCTGTTAATCAAGTTGAAGAGGATAAAATCAGGAACGAATGGAGAAGCAGAATTAATCTTATTCTGGGAAAACTTGGTATTAAAATCGACGAAGCATCATTAGATGAGTTTGAAAAAGAATATTTTCCGGATTTAAGATCTTCCCTAAATAGGATTCAAACATGGGTTATCGAGGGGGTTAAAGAGATTGATATTTCTAGAGTAAGGGATTCTTCTTGGTCTTACGAAGATCTTTACAGGATGATATTTGAATCAAAAGATCCAGTAGCAAACTATCAAGTTATTGTTGGACAATACTCAACAAAGATCGATGACGTTATGACAGCTTTGGGAGAAGAATTCATCAATTGGATCATCAAGAATAAATCGAGCCATGTCAAAATAATACCTGGTGTAATTGTTGAGGTTGCTCACCACCAAGCTCAACGACAAGTTGTTATCGATCCGGTTGTGAGTTTGCTTTCTCTGATCTTCAAAATACAAAAACTTGTTGATTAGGAATTATTAATAGAATATGATAAGAAGGATAATTATAGTAGGTAAGGGTGGTTCTGGTAAAGATTATTTAAGGAAGGAACTGGAAAGGTTTGGTTTAAAATATTGTGTTTCTCACACTACGAGACCTCCTAGAGATGGTGAAGAGGATGGAATTGATTATCATTTCATAGCACAGCGTCAAGCAAATATGATGCTTAACAATGACGAATTTTACGAGTCCGTGGTATTCAATGACTGGACATATGGCACATCGATTAAGGAGTTCTATTCCAGCAACCTATTTATAATGACCCCTTCGGGACTTGCTAAAATGAAACCGGCAGATAGAGAGAAATCCTTCGTAGTGTATATTGACATAGATGAGGACGTTAGGAAAGAAAGGTTGCTGAAAAGAAACGACGTAGACAATGTTGAAAGAAGATTGAACGCGGATCACCTTGATTTTTTAAACTTTACTGACTATAACCACTCTATAACAAATCCATTATTTCAGAATTACGAGGATATAATTGAAATTTCTAAAATTAACTTCTAGATTATGATAAACGTTTTAATTGATGGGAATTATATTTTCCATAAGACCTTTGGTGTTTTTGGCGGTTACGGTAACAAAAATCCAGAGGATATCCTGGGCAGTGAGAACGAACAATCGATGTTTATACGGAAAATATCTACTGACCTTTGTGCTTCATTAAGACTTATACCCGCGGGAGGAAAATTAATTTTTACTGCAGATAGTAGAAGCTGGAGAAAAGATGTTGAAATAGAAGGGGGAGGATATAAGTCAAATCGTATCAAAGACGAGGAAGTTGATTGGACTGTGTTCTTCAATTTGCTGGAATCTTTCGGTAATCATCTAGAAAAAATGGGATTTGTTTTCTCTAAAGTAACTGGAGCTGAAGGGGATGATCTCCTCTATTTTTGGGCTGATTATTTGACTTCTAAAGGGCAAAATTGTATCATTGTATCTGGTGACAAAGACATGCACCAATTAGCTCGCTGGAAGGATGAAAACTGGACTATTGTTTGGAACGCCAATTCCAAAAATAATTGTCTGTACGTCCCTGAGGGATGGGAAGAAAAATGGCTGGATAAAAAACAGGAGCCTTCTATTTTTGAAATGAGTTCTATCATGGATCCAGATCGTGAAAAAATGAAGGAATTTGTTCAGAAAAACGAACTAAGTGAAATCAATCCTCGGGATTTTATTTTTACGAAAATGCTGGTTGGTGATAAAGGAGACTCTGTACCTGGTATTTGGGAATACACAAATGGTGAGAAAACAACCAGAGTAACACCAAAAAAAGCCGAAGCAGTTCTTGGATCTTTAAAGGAAACCCGTTGGAAAGACACTGCATTTTCTGAATTGATTGAGGATGATGAATTCCTGGATTGGGTATCTGGCTATTGTTTAAGACTTATAAAGGAAATAGATAATACAGAAAACAGAAGGAAAGCGTCGCATAACTTGAAGAGAAACTACAAATTAATGTGGCTGGATAAAACAGTAATCCCTATGGAAGTAATCCGTGGTGCAGTTGCTGAGTTAAAAAGAGGAATTTCTTTGGACAAGAAACCTATTACCCTTGATCGTGTAAAGATTTTAGAAGGAACCACATGGGTGGCTAAATCTGGAGCGCCAAGCCAGTTTGACCCATTCAAAAATTTCTAAAAATGGAATTATTCGATATTGTAAAAACTATTTTTAAGCAGGATAAAGAATGGAATAAGGTTTCCAGGAACGATAAAACCCGAAACTTCTTTATGATCAACCGGATAATGTCTATCCAGTTCCCTGTTCAGGCACACCAATTCAATCACACAAAGATTTCTCCTAGACCTATTGCTGATTGGTGGCATAACACTTTAAGTAGGCATTACACGAAAATGCCAAACTGGATTTTTACCAAGACTAAAAAAACTGAGACTAAGAAGGATACAAAAAAAGTGATTGACTTTGATCCAGAAGTAGAAAAGTTTATTAGGGAAAAATTCTCCGTTTCAAATAGAGAACTTACAGAACTAAAGAAATTCTATCCTGAGAAATACTCGGAATGGGTAGAGTCTATTGCTGATCAAATAAATATGTCCAAGAAGTAGCTCCGATATATAAATTAACATTTAACCCAACACAAACATGAGAAAGGATTTTCAGAAGCTAATTGATAAGGTAATGCAGAGCTTGGATTGGGACACGATATATGAGGTAAACAAGGTTTTCAAGTTTGGTGTTGGAGGAGGAAGTGAAGTTATACCTGGACTTAAAAGAAAGCCATATAGTGACACCCTGACTAAAAATGATGTTAAGAATGAACTTAAATTTCTGTTGAGGTTTGTAATTAACAATGACATTTCTAAGTTTGTTTATGGTCAATGGATGATCTTCTGGTTCAATCAAGATTGGGATTTGATCTGGGAACAAGAGGAGGGAGAAGAGTTCGATGAGAACGAAGAGGAAGATTTTCAAGTTGATAGTAGACTAGAGGTCTTCTACGCTCCGCAAAGAATTTCACTAACTATCGATGCTCGTCCTGATGATTCGGTCAGTCCGGAATCAATAGACTCGATGGTATTGTCTCAAATGTTGCAAAAAGCATTGGATAGTGAAAATTATGAACTTGCAGGAAAATTGCAGGAATTGCTAGATCTCAAAAAGTCTTCAGAGAAAATAGATAAATAGAGAAATAACAATCTGCAATTGAGACACATTAAAACCATAAATGAATTTTTTGACGTTGGAGTCTTTGGTGATACCTATGGGTATGGTGGAGCGAATGGTATTTTCAAAATACAATATAAGCCTTACAAGGATCTCTCCGTTTCAGTTGGTCCAGATCCCAATGTAAAAAGAACGGTAGCAGGTTCACAATTTGCTGTAGGGGATTTTGTTGTAGGTAAACCATTAGATTCTAAAGACATGGTTGCTGGCATGATTGTTAAATCTGAAAGAGCACCTGACAATAAGTCATATAGATATTTTGTTCAGATCCACTCAAAAAAGAAAGATTCTGAGGAGGTAGTTGAACTTGTTCCCGATACTGTTGAGTTTGTTGATAACGGTGATAAAGGACATAAGGAGATACTTTCTAGATTCAAATTTGATCAAATGCCTTCTGAGGTCTATAACTCCCCTACCGTTTATAATAACACAAGTCTTGGTGTTGAAGGAGTCGGAAGTTAGAAACTTTCTTCGTTCTTCTTTCTAAAACAATTTGATGATACTAAGTAAGAAAATAAACAGGCTGGGCTGTATAAATAGGGATTTTTCTTCCAAAGACAATCCAGATGGTATTATTCTTCTTAACACAGTTTTTTCTAAGATAAAGGAAAACAATGATCTTGGTATAGGAATTACTTGTTTTGAAATCCCTCAAGGGTATACCTTTCCTGAACTGGATTTTATTGAAGACGATTCGCCTTCTAATGTTCTTGTTTGGGAAATGTTCCGATTCATCAAGAGCACAAATCATAGAATTTTCTTTTTTCTTCCAACACATTATTTTCTTGGCAGTCAAATTCCCGAGGTAGTAGAAAACACGAAGTCCTTGATTATTGGAATTTCATTACTCTTGGATCAAATCGGAATCGATTACCCGTCGATTTTGTTACGTGTAGGTAGTGCTTACGGAGCAAGAAAAACTACCATGGAAAGGTTTTGCGAAAACGTAAAATCTTTAGATCATAAAGTCATAAAGAAAATTGCAGTTTGTAATGACGAAAAACCTTCGTTGTTTTCTGTAACTGATCTTTTGAGTGGTGTTTATTATTCATGTAATTTACCAATTGCATTCAGGCTTTTACCGCACCAATTCAATAACGGTGGATTATCAATAAGAGAAGCATTATTTCTTGCAGTTTCTACATGGCAAGAGGGAACAACACCTGTTTTTATACATTCAGAATCTTCTGAGATCGATGAAAATGGTGTTTCTCTTTCCCCTTCACCTTCAAATTATTTAGGACACCGAATACCAACTTTTGGATTGGATATCGACACTATTCTTGATTCACCAGCAGAATCTAAATGTTGTCTAAAGTACAGATCTGAGTTAATTTCACTCAAACCAATGGTCATAAACAAAATCGACCGTAAATAATTTTTTTACTTCGCTATTGTTAGTTAGATTTGGATAAATTTCCAAAATGCCAGAATTAGCAGAGTTAAAACTCACAGCAGATTATGTTAATAGCGTCGTCGTCGATCGCACTTTTCATTCTATAGTGAAAAATCCTGAGCACAAATGGAAGGATATACGTAACGATATAGACTTTGGATTTTCGATAACTGCTGAAGCAAGAGGAAAAGAACTCAGACTGGTTCTCACGGAATCTGCTATTTCCCCCGGTCAAAATATTAAGTCCCTTATGATGACTATGGGAATGGGTGGAAGATTCCAATGGGTCCCCGAGGGGGAATCCGTAAAACACACTCACCTTTCATTTTTATCTGCTTGCGGGGGTCATTTAGCATTCGTTGATATTAGAAGGTTCGGGAAGTGGAATTGGGGGAATTGGAATTCAAAAAGAGGTCCAGATCCAACTACAGAATATTTTAAGTTTTGTCATCACATAAATCAAAATCTTTCCAACAAAGCTTTTGATAAACCTATTTTTGAAATCTTGATGGACCAAAGGTATTTCAACGGAATTGGTAATTACCTAAGAGCTGAGATTCTTTATAGAATACCACACACTAGCCCTTTCACCAATTCTAGAGAGTTCATCGAAAAACATAGATGGGAATTGTTCTCCCTCTGTAGGGATATTCCAATTTTAGTATATGAGATTGGCGGAGGTAGCATCAAGGATTGGAAGAATCCATTCGGGCAAGTTTCGAGTGTTTCTAGTTTTCTACTTTGTTACGGGAACAAGAGTATGAACAAGATATTAGACAGTAATGGAAGAACATTTTGGTTCGACCCTAAATGGAAAAAAGAAGAATATGATAAGTAAAAGTGTTTTAAAGAAATGTCTCTTTCTTGATGTAGAGACAGCAACGGGAGCTAGAAATTTTTCGGATCTTTGCAACAAAAATCCTAGACTTGCTAAATTGTGGGAAAGGAGAGCAAAGTACTATAGAACTGCATACGAAGAAATGCACGGTCTTAGTGATGAGGAGATTTATGAACATAAGGCTTCTCTAGAACCGGAGTTTTCTAAAATTGTGTGTATTTCATTTGGCGTAATCCAGGAAGATGATCAAATAAGGATGACCTCATTTTATGGCGAGGATGAATCTGACATCCTTGAAAAATCTTCCAAAGTTCTTTCCAATGCTCTTGTAAAAAGTATGAAACTGGCTGGGCACAACATCAAAGGTTTTGACGTGCCCTGTATTGGTAAAAGAATAATTTATTCAAGCCCAAGCTCAACCCTACCTGGTAATCTTGTAGTTTGGGATAAGAAACCATGGGAAATACCTTATCTTGATACATCTGAGGTTTTCGCATTTGGTAGCTGGAGCCAGCAAAAATATCTTTCTCTAGATCTTTTGGCTTGTTCATTAGGGGTTGAATCACCTAAAGATAACCTTGACGGCTCTATGGTTTCCAATTTCTTTTGGGAACTGGAAGAGTACGAGAAAATAAAGGATTATTGTGAAAGAGATGTTAAAACAGTAATCGACATTCTTACGAAGGTGGCAAAGTAAAAATTAATCAATTTCCTTCTGGGATTATTTGGATATATAAAGTCCAAATAATCCCTTTTTTGTGCCCGAAGTTTTAAATTTTGATAGATTCTGCCTCAATGAAGACAAGATTGGCTCTTTTTACAATGACGAGCTAAATCCTAAGTTCTGGGATAAGTACAAGAACAAATCCGGGGATACTGAGTGGCTTTTTGACGCTCTTGTGAGAAAGAAGCTTCTAAGAATAGCTGATGATTTCTATTCGAAGTTTGGAGACCTGTTGGGGGATCTTCCTATTGAAGATATTCAATTAACAGGATCTCTCGCTAATTATAATTACACGGACAAGTCCGATCTGGATGTTCACGTTCTAATAGACTTCAGTAAAGTCAAATCCCCAAGGGATGTTCTAAAGGCCGCTATTGATGGTGTAAGATTTATTTGGAATTTGAGGCACGATGTAATTATTAGAGGACATGACGTGGAACTCTATTTGCAAGATGTGAACGAACCCCATACTTCCACCGGTCTTTATTCTCTTAAGGAAAACAAATGGATTAAGAAACCTCAATTTGATCCTCCTCAAGTTGATGAACAGGATGTCAATAAAAAATATGAAGCATTTGTTTCTGAGATAAACCAATTAGAATCAAAGCTTGTAACTTCAGCTTCTTTGCCTAAGGATGCTAATGACATGTACAAGAGATTAGAAAGACTTAAGGAAAAAATTCAAAAGATGAGGAAAGAATCCTTGTCCAAACAGGGAGAATTCTCTGTTGGTAATTTAACCTTCAAGTTGCTCCGCAATAATGGATATATAGGCAAAATAATCGATCTATTGTCCCAGGCTTACGCCAGGATTTATTCCGAATAAAATTTAAAAAGATGATTTTAGTTTTTCGTAAGGGATTAGAATATAAAGGCAGCATCAAAGGAATGCCTTCTGATAAAGATTCCAACATTTTCCCATTGATGTCAATTCCTCTCGATCTAGCTGGTCAAGAAACGGATTTAAACGATTTTCAATGGTGGGCTTACACAGACAAATGGCAAAGATGGCTAGATGCTAATCCAAGGAGCTGGCAAGCAGAATCTGTAGACTATAGGTTAGATAAAGCTGAAAGACTTATTGAAAGCTTTACCTCCGAGACAAACCCAGCATCGGATTATTTAAAACACCAGGCAAAAAATCTTTGGGAAACCAAGAAAATATCATCTTTCGATGAATATGCTGCTTTACTTGAAAGCGAGGCTGGTGGATCTAGAGAGGTAACTAAAAAATTCATCAAGCTAGGATTTGCGATAGAAAAACTGGTAGATGAAGGAAAATTTTTTGCTAATCTAAAGATAGAAAACCTCGAAAAAGGAGAACAATACGCTGTAGTTATCGATCCACTAGGCGAGGATGGTAATCCAGTTCCTGAAGGAAGACAAGCTTTACGATTTAAGAAAATAGGACAAAGCGCGGGAGTTATTCTTTGTACTGTCGATTATAGTATTCCTGTTGGAGAAATAAAATCAACAGAATCATATCTTAAAAAAGTTGCTGAATATGCAAAAGATGTGGTTATAGCAGGGGCTTCGTTAGCAGCTCTTTACGGTATTGCTCAAGTCGCTGGAAGTATGTGGATGGGATGGAGACTTTACAAAGGTGCCAGAAACATCTACTCGAGTCTTGATAAAACTAAGAAAGTACATGATGCAGTAAAAGCAGCAGGCGGTGCACGAGGAGCGGTTACCTCTTCTTGGAACGCATTGAAAAGTTTTGCTACAAAGGCTTTTACTGGAAGAGGCGCTGCTTCTGTAGCCAATGCCGCTAGAGTAACACTTCCTTCCGGTGCGTTCGTAGAAGGTGGTCTTGCATATTCCTCTAGGGGAGTCCTTTTAAGAGGCGCAGCTGCACAGAGTACAAAAGCTGCTGCTACCAGACTTGTTGCACAGGGAGGAGCAAGGGCAGCTGCAGCAGTTGCTGGAAGAGGAGCTGCAACAGCAGCTGCTGGAACTATTGCAGCAGAGGCATCTAATCCAGTTGGTTGGATTGTAGCTGCAGTTTCTGTTTTAGGGTCTGGTATCAACCAAATCTGGAACTGGGTAAGCGACAAACAAGCCCCTACATATTCAGATGTTGATGATTTCGCTTATGGCGAGTTTACACCAAAGAACATTCCTACTGGAAAATCAATCACTGTATGTTGGACAAGCGACGGAGGTGGCGGAGGTTGGGGATTCGTGATGGATCTTCTTACTTTCAGTAAAGATGATACTAGAACAACAATGGAAATTGTGAAAATTGGTGAGTTCTCAGGAAGATCCCTTTTCATCGTCGTTCAGATAAACTCTAAGCAATTCCAAAAGGTTATGAGGGACAATGATCTCGTCCTGCTGTCTTTCTCTAATTCTGATAAGTTTGAAAGAGGATTTTTAGATAATGATGATTTGGAGTTTCAAACGATTATCATCCCGGATATCACTCAATTAACAATCGGAACATCATTGGTTGGTTGGTCAAATTGGACTGATATGAAAGAAGCATACGCAGAAAGTCCATCCAGCCCAATATATGTTCCTTCTGAAGCAAAATCAAGATATGAATTCCACTACGTAGATAGGGAAGGTAAAGATGTGAATGTAACAGGAAGTCTTCTTTCAGCTGCTGAGATAAACGACACATACCTTGAGGATATAATTCCAATACCTGGTGAAGCTGTAGAAGAATCTAAAAAGAACACTAGTCTTGGCTACTCACACCTTATGAACGAATCTCAGGTTCTTTCATTCAAAGATTTTTCTTCCTCTTTAATACAGGAAGAAGATGAAAGAGAAAGAATTCTTGGAGTCGGTTCTGGAGTGAAAAATGATCCTGGTCAAAAAGAAGAATCTGAAGATAAGACTGAAGATAATTATATGGAAGAGTTGGAAGGAATTATTTCACAGCCCGTTGAATTGGCTGGAACCGGATACAACCAAATTCCAATTATAGCATATAGGGTTAATACGATTGGTTATGTTAATCCTGACGAACTTGGTAAACCTGATGAGTTCAAATTCTTTATTGTTGGAGAGCAGAGCATTGATCCTAAAAATAATCAGCCGGTTTTGGTTGAAACCGCTGCGGATAACACTTTGGACGATCCTAGATACGGATTAAAAACTTACGTAGCTCCTGAAGAAAAAGAAGAGGAAACAACTGAAGAGCTTCCAGATGATGAAAAAATCAACATCGATGACGTAGACACAATCGGTAAGAAAGTAGAAACGACAAGAGGCGATGTCCAGATCAAAAGTAAATCTGGATCATTAGTTATTAAGGATAAAGACGTACAAGGAGGGGTAAACATCTTTGATGAATTCTCCACAGAAAAACTGAAAAGAGAACTAAACATAGATAATTGGGACTCAATCACAAGCGTTAAAATTAGATACGACAAAAATGACGAACCAATCAATGTTGTATTAAGTAATCGCTTTGCACCGACTGGACAGAGAAGAAGAGTAGTTAGAAAAGGAGAAGAAGGATTCCAATCTGCTCTTGACTTCGCTAAATCAGTTGAAGATGGTATATCCTACACTAATTAAAAAATCGATAATTTTCTGAAATCAGAAAGGATATATAAAGTTAAATAATAGTAAAGTCAAGAAATGAACGAACTTTCTTTATTAAATGAGAACCTTCTTTTCATACTAGAAAAGCAAAACTCGAATTTAAAGGTTTCCAAATCAGAATCAGAATCTGGTGAGGATTACGTTTTACAGGGCATCGCCGCTCAGTTTGGAAAAGAAAACAACAACAATAGGATTTATGAAGAAGGTGAATATCTTCCTCATTTGGACTACTTAAAAGACAAAATCAATCAAAAGAGACTTGTAGGAGAGCTGGATCACCCTGAAAAGTTTGATGTTTCTCTTAAAAACATTTCTCACGTTATTGAGGATTTGGTTTATGATAAAGACGGTAGAGTAATTACGATTAAAGTTCGTTTGCTTGATACTCCAGCAGGACAAATTGCTAAAAAGTTGGTTGACGCTGGAATTCCCCTTTCAATTTCTTCAAGAGCAGCAGGTAACGTTGGACCGGACAAGAAGGTACAAATCAAAAAAATCTTTACGTACGATTTAGTTGCTGATCCTGGTTTTCAGGACGCTCAACTTGAAAGAGTTTACGAAAGTGCAGGTTTCAATTCTTTCGAAATCGAAGAAAGATCAAAAAAGTCAATTTTAAACACACTTCAATGTGTAAACGAATCTCTGGGAATAGAAAATGAATCTGGAGTGAAGATATATAAAGTTGAAAATAACGAAGAATTCGAAAAAATATTCAATCAAGAAAAAAATAAATCCAACGTTATGGAGTCCAACAAAGAATATGTTACTGCTGACGAGCTCAATAAATACTCAATCTTTTTGAAGAAAAAGATGGACGAGCTTGAAACGCAAATTTCTGAAATGAAAAACACACAGCCTGTAGCTGAATCAAACAACAACAATGACTCGACTGCAGCACTTGAGGAAAGAGTTGCTAAGCTTGAGAAATACTCTGAATATCTTGCAGAGAATTTGGAGAGTGCAATCAGCTATGGTGAATACCTTGCCGAGAATCTAGACTCAAGTATCACTTACTCTAAATATTTGGCTGAGAACCTTGATAAGACAATTTCTTACTCTAAATATTTGGCTGAGAATGTTGACAAGGGAATTTCTTATTCTGAGTATGTAGCAGAAAACGTTGACAAAGCAATTGACTATTCTAAATATCTTGCAGAAAAACTTGATGATGGAATCCAATATACAGAGTACATTGCAGAAAATCTTGATAAGAACATTGCTTACTCTGAATATCTAGCAGAAAATCTTGATAAAGGAATCGCTTACTC